TATATTGGCTAATCTTTTCTTTGTTATTTATCTGGTATTCTTTGCAACATACTTTACATTTATATTGCTTACCATCTTTTCGACATTTACTATTACCGAATTCATCTAAACTCTTTACCTCTCCACACTTAGTACATTTCTTTTCCATAGTTATTCTAAATACAAAAATCCCCTGTGAATTGGAGCGTGCAACAACCAAAGCAGAGGGGATTCTCAAATATGTCTTTTAGGTTTGCACGCCTTTAGATTGCTAATCTAATACTTTTATATTCTAATCAACGCTTGTAGATGTTAAAAAATGTTACATTTTAACGATTAGAACGTATAGTTAATATGGACTTAAGAGAGATGTACGTCGACGAAGAAAATGTTAAGCTAGGAGTACACGCTGTTAGCGTTGTAGAAGACCCAGCAATAGAGAGCAACTTCATCACATTAGCAGACGAAACTAAAATAGAGCTTGCAGAAGTAAGTCAAGAGAGACGTATCTTATTAGGTGCTGCATTGATTCCAAACAAACCTATATTAAGAGTTGAAGACGATAAGGAATACTACATATATTTTTCAAAAGAAACCATTGCAAAGATTGCCTTAATGTTTGCAAAGAATAAATATAGTGACCAAGTAACCGAAGAACACGCTAAGCAAGTCAAGGGAATGACCATTTTTGAGTCGTGGTTAACAGAAGACAAGCAAATGGATAAGTCAGCATTTTACGGCTTAGATGTTCCAGTAGGTACTTGGTGTATCTCTATGAAAGCAGACAACCAAGAAGTCTACAACCTAGCAAAAGAAGGCAAGATAAAAGGCTTTAGTATTGAGGGGTTCTTTTCGGACAAACTAGAGAAAAAAGAACTAAGCAAAGAAGACAAAGAAATAGAAATATTAACCGAAATAATGGCAATGTTATAAATAGTATTTAAAAAATGGCAAAGAAAAAAGGAAAAACACCAAGTAGGACAAGTCCTAAGAATAGTAAAAGAGGTTGTCTTTGCGAAGACGACACTTACAAGGCTGAGTGTTGCGATGGCAGCTTGCAAGCTCAGGGGATAGGAGCGACTGTAGGACAAAACACCTCAGACGTTCAAGAAGCAAATGGAATAAGAATTAAACAATCAAATAGAGGTTAAAATGAGCGAAACAAAGGAAACACTTTTGGATAAAATTGCCAGCAAAGTAGGTTTACTGCTTACAGGCGAAGAATCCAAAAAAGAAGTAAAGCTAGAAAAGGCTGTACTTAAAGACGGTACACCCGTAGAAATTGAAGGCAAGGCAATATTTGTATTGACCGAAGACGGGGAAAGACTCCCAGCACCCGTAGCAAATCACGAGCTAGAAAATGGCGATGTGGTTGTAGTGGAAGAGGAAGGCGTAGTTAAAGAGATTATAAAAGCCGACTCAGAAGTTGAAGAGGAAGACTTAAAAGAGGACAAAATGGAGTTCGCGTCTAAAGAGGACATGCAAAACCTCAAAAAAGAAATGGACGAATTAAGGGGCATGATTGAAGGCAAGGACAAAGAAGAAATGTCTAAGGAGGATTTAGCAAAAGCCGAGCCTGTAAAAGAAGAGATTAAAAAGGAAGAGTTAAGCGCAGAAGAGCCTGTAAAAAAGGTAACGCACTCACCCGAAAAGGAAGTTAAAAAGAATATTAACCTATACGCACAGAAAAGAAAAGGAGACACAAAGAGCGTTGTCTTCCAGAAATTATTTTCATAAACCAATTTAATACCAAAAAAAGATGGCAACCACAACAAACATTACAACTAGCTATGCAGGAGAAGGCGCAATGCCTTACGTTGCAGCGGCTTTATTTTCATCCCCAACTTTAGAGCAGGGAGGTGTAGACATTATCCCAAATATCAAATTTCGTAAAACATTAAGACCAGCAAGTATTGGCGACATTATCGCAGATGCAACTTGTGATTTTTCTGCATCTTCTAGTGTTACTTTACTCGAAAGAGTTTTAGAACCTAAAGAGCTTCAAGTAAATCAGCAATTTTGTAAGACTGATTTTATTGATACTTGGGATGCAATCGAAATGGGATTTTCTGCTTTCGATGTAATACCTAAAACCTTTGCTGACTTTATCATTGCTGAATACGTTGCTAAAGTAGCAGAAGCAAATGAGACAAGCATTTGGAGAGGTGTAGCATCTAACGCAGGAGAGTACAATGGATTTACTACTATTGTTGCAGCCGATGCAGACCTTCCAGCAGATCAAGAAATTACTGGAACTACAATAGATAAAGACAACGTACAAGCAGAGCTTGGTAAAGTTGTTGATGCGATTCCTAACAGACTCTACGGAAAAGAAGATTTGAGAATCTACGTAGCAACAAATGTTTACAAAGCATACACAAGATTTTTAGGTGGATTTGCTGCTAACGGTCGAGGTGCTGCTGGTGTAAATAACCAAGGTAACAACCAAAGTTTAGGAGCTTTAGAATTTGATGGAGTTCAGTTGTTTATGACATACGGACTAGCTGCAAATACAATGCTAGCGACTAGAGTTTCAAACCTTAAGTTCGGAACTGGACTGCTTTCGGATCACTCAGAAGTGAGATTAATTGACATGTCGGAAACCGACGGAAGCAAAAATATCAGATTTGTAATGAGATTTACAGCAGCAGTTCAATACACTTTTGCAAAAGACATCGTAACTTATGGAATCGCAAACGCAGTAAACTAATCATAAGGGAGTTAATAGCTCCCTTTATAATACAAAATAAATATGGCATGTGATATAACAAAAGGTCGTTTAGACACACCTTGCAAAACAGGCGTTGGAGGTGTTAAAGCCTTTTACTTCGCCAACTTTGAACCTCTAATTTACAAGCAATTTGAAAAAACTGCTGGATTAGTTACCTCACTTTTGACAAGTCCAACTACACCTATAGATTTGTATAAATATGAGCTTAGAAGTTCAGGGCATAACCTAGAGGATGCTAACGAAAATTCGGAAGAAACGGGAACTTCATTTGTGACCTCTACTTTTACCGCAATCTTGAAACAGATTGGAGCTACAACTAGAGATGAATTACAATTAGCAAGTTTTGGAAGACCTCAGGTAATTGTAGAAGATTATAATGGTAACTTCTTGCTTGTAGGAATTGAAAACGGTTGTACTGTATCTGTAAATCAGGTTACAGGCTCAGCAATGGGAGAACTTTCAGGCTATAACTTAACGATTACAGCACAGGAAAGAGAATTGAGCTACTTAGTAGACCCTACTATTATAGGAGACGACACGCAAACTACAATAGTTGTAGGAACTTAATATGATTTATAATAAATAATGAAAGCCTGTCTTAATTGATAGGCTTTTTTTTGTTAATTATGTTACAAATAGTAAGGAATCAAAGTATAATAGATATGAAAGTAACTGAAAGCACCACAGTTTTAAGCATATTTACCCAGAATGTCAGCGGTTTATACGACATTAAGGTAACAAATGAGACGTCAAAGGCTTTAACCTACGATAAAACCAAGGCTTTAACTCAGGAATTATACTATTATCAGATAGAAGATACAGAAGGTTTTAATTTTACTAATGAAAATACCTATATAATTGAGGTTTTTAAGCAAAATACTAGCGATTTAGTCTACCGAAACACTGCATATTGTACCGATTCTGACAGTTTTAACAAGGGTAAAAGGATTAATTCAGATAATGAATACATCACATTATGATAAATGAGAAAAATACGCATATAGTTAACTTATCTAGCTATACAAGTCCATCCATTACTGAGGTTAAAAATGATAATTACGTAGAATACGGAGACAACAACGACTATTTCAACTACTTAATTGAACGTATTACAGGAAGCTCAACTAATGGAGCTATCATAAAAGGTATATCAAATCTTATTTATGGTAAAGGTTTAGCGGCTACAGATGCAGAAAACAGAACTTCGGAATGGATTAAGATAATGACTTATTTTAGACCTAGTGATTTACGAAAAATAATCTATGACCGCAAGGCGTTGGGCATGGCTGCAATTCAAGTCCTATACAAAAAGGGAAAAGTTGTAGGAACTGAACACTTTCCGATGCAAACGTTAAGACCAACGAAAAAAGACAAGTTTGGAAAAATTAAGACTTGGTTATATTTTAACGATTGGAAAAACAAAAAGAAACAAGATGAAGCTGAACCGATAGCAGCATTTGGAGAAGGTAACGGAAACGAACCTGAGATATATATTTGGCAAGGTTACGTTTCGGGGTTTGAATACTTCCAGCCGCCGGAATACATAGCAAGTTTACCTTATGCTTTACTAGAAGAAGAAATCGCAGACTATCTAATTAACGATGCTCAGAATGGTTTTAGTCCTACGACACTATTAAACTTTAATAACGGTGTACCTGAAGACCAAGACAAAAGACGAGATTTAGCGGACGAAGCAACAAAGAAACTATCTGGAAGTAAGGGTAAAAAGTTAGTCATAACATTTAACGAAAACAAAGACCACAGGGCAACAATAGACAGCATACCTCTCAACGATGCCCCAGCTCATTACGAATACTTATCTAAGGAATGCTTTAATAAATTGATTGTAGGGCATTCTGTAACGTCTCCGATGCTATTAGGTATTCGAGATGGACAGAGCGGATTAGGCAACAATGCAGACGAGATTAAGAATGCAACTTTACTTTTTGAAAATATAGTTATTCGAGTTTATCAAAATCAACTAATTGACATTATAAAAGAGATATGCCCTACTTCTTTAGACTTATACTTTAAGACGATACAGCCTTTAGACTTCATGCAAGTTGATGAGCCATTGAGCGATGACGAAGAAGAAAAGCAGACTGGTGTAGAAATGTCAAAGCAAGAGCCAACCGATGAGGATTTAAACAAAGCCTTTGAGCAACTTAAAGAATTAGGCGA